AAAGGAACGCCTTGGTTGTTGGTGGCAGTAAAGTCAAAGGTGCCGGGGATGATGATCGACTGACCGCCTGCACTTGAGCCGAGCAGAGACTGGAAGATCGCGTTAAACGGGTTGGTGTGAAACAGGGTTACTTCCACTTCGCCGGAATTGTCAGGGTCAAAACCCCAATGGCCATTACCAGCAAGGTCTTTTTTGAGGATGTTCTTTTCCTCTTTATCCTGCTTGTATGTGAAGGCTTCGGAGTCGTTGCCAATCGAGGTGACAGGGACAATCAGACCGCCTGCTTTGATGATGTGCAGGGCATAGTCCTTGATATTGTGAGAGTAACTTGACGCGGGTGTAAATGCCATTTTCTTTGCTCCTTAAACAGCGATTTCGAGCGGGATAGTGATTTCAATAACGCCCTTGAGCAGGGTCGCTGTTACCTTGCAGCCAGGAACCAACTGGGCGGCCTGGTTGCTTGCACTGATGTCTTCCATCTTTGGCACGTAGAAAGTAGCAGCCACATCACCACGGAAAACGCCCTCTTTGACCAGTCGGCGTGTTACCTGCTCACCAATGGAGCGGATAGCGGCAAGGCCAGAGGTGTCGTAAGGAGGTTTTTTGGTTTGGCTGATATACACCAGAAAGGCAGCGGTGTATTCGTTTTTGGCATAGTCCAGATCGCGGGTGGCTTCGGCGACTGTGCCATCTACCCGAACGCCTCTTCTAACAAGCCCAAACTCACCGAAGGCCCGATACGTGTTGAAGTGGCGGCCTTCCAAGACAGTCACGGCAGCCGCTGACAGATCAGATGTTTTGCTGACGGTCACGCCCGCCAATTCGGTATGTGCGAGGTCAATCGAGCCGGGGGCAGAGCCGAGGTATTTGGCCAGGGCAGCGCCGTCGATGTATTCGGTCGTGTCGTGGTGCCAGAAGCCCAGGGTGCGGCGATAGTTCAGTGCAGCCAGCCTGATAGCGAGGGCGTCAGTCCCGCCTGCGGTTTTGCTGGCCGTTTCATCGGTGCGCAGCCAATAGAATTTTTCACTTGACTCAATGGCCTTTGCAACAGACAACTGAACGCCGACGCTGGTATCAGCAGTAACGAGGCCATACCAGAGGTTTGTGTCGTCTTCAGCCAGGGCATCAGCGATATCATCAGCAGCCACGCGGCCAGCCGTGAAGGTGGTCGTTGCAAAGGTGGGCAAGGTGCCAGATCCAGAGGCCACAGCCGTTCCGACACTGAGTTCATACTCAGAGGTCGCGGTGATGGTGATAACACCCGTGGCGTGGGCTGCCGTGGCAACACCAAAGGCTCCCGATTGAATGCTTGAGGCTAATGCTGCAAGGGTGGTCGCCTGATCGGTTGCAAAGGTGGATGAGAAAGACTCGCCGTTGACGGTTACAGTCACGGTCTGACCGCTCAACAAAGAGCCGGTGATCGTGATCTTTTTGACGGTGGCGACAGGTGTACCGCGCTTGATGATATAAGCGGATTCAGGCCGGGGCTCTTGAGCAACCATCTGCGCAAACATTTCGGAGGCGAGCGAGGAGCCGCCCCAATCGTCGTCTACAGATGCCTGGCCATCCGTGTCCAGGGTGTAAAGCTTGGCAACCACGCTATCAGTCGTGTAACTGTCGGGAGTGGTATCAGCAGCAGCAGCCAAAATGGCCGGGGTATCAAACGATGCAAGGGTTGTCCCTGCCTGTGTCTCAATTACTGAGACGCCTACAATTTCAGAAATAGCCATTTCGGCATAGCTCCTTTAGGTTTGAATGAAAAAACCCCCAAGGCAGAAGCCAATGGGGGAGGTCAAGAAAACATTGATATAAGTGGGTTAGGGGGTTGGGGGCACGTAGTCGTCTGTTGCTATAAGGTCGTCAAGCACGTCAGGATCTGCATCAAGTGCGTATTCAATTGCCTCGATCTGAAACTCAACGGCCTTGGTCGTTTCAACTGTGTCTGTAATGACTTCGGCATAGCGCAACATCACGTCCATTTGTGCCCGCTCCTCAATCCGTGCGCCTTTCGGTGCGGACAGGTTGCGGATTTGGCGACATTCGACAAGCGTGATCTTGGCATCGCGAAAGATCTTGCGAATGCTTGGGGCATCCTGGCAAGCCATGACAGCCGCCATCTGAGACACAGCCCCTTTGCCGTAGCAATGAAGCGAAGCCAGAACGCTGCGGTGCCCCTTGACGCTGTAGACGCCGGTTGCGGTGTATTGCAATTCGTCCATCAGGCCGATCGGTGTGACGACCGCGTTGGGGTTGATCACGAACATTTGGCCGGTGGGCTCGGGGGCATTGGGGTTGTATTGCACAACTTTTTTGCCTTCGAGATCGGTGGCAGTCACAACCCAATCATGTAGGGTTGAAAAAATGGTTTCTTCGGTTGTCATGCAGGCTCCAATGTCTTTTCATCTATTCGCTGGCCAACACCGATCCAGTGGGTGAGGGCGGGCAGCGTGCCGCGATAGCTTGCAGACATCACCTGATACAACTCGCCTTGGTAGGTGAGCCGATCGGCCTTGGTGCCTGCGGTTTTGTCTGCGGGGTAAATCCGCTCGTTGCTGCGGATAGCGATCAGCCCGTCAAGCGATTGCAGGCCGAGGGTTGACAGCACTTCAAAGAGGTGGCTGTTTGCCTTACTTGCGCCCACGCTGATCGGCTGAATATTGGCGTGTATGGTGGCTGTCGTGGGCTCTGCGTCCACCCATATTCCGTCTGTGCCATAGTCTGAGGCAGGGAAGCGGGTGACAGTGTAGGCTGTGGGAAAGTTAACCGGCATCAGAGCCCGCCTTCCTCACTTCGTGCTGAATTGAATTAACCATTCTGCCGGTGTCAATCAGTGGGTTATCAGCACCCTTTTTCGCAATCGTGGATGGCGCGTTCGGGGGCTCATGCCATCCGATAATGCCCTGCTTGAGAACACCCGTATACCAGAGCCCCAAGCGGTTCAGGCCCTGCTGTTCTAACAGGTGGCCCATCATGATCGCTGCGGCTGCTTTGCTTGCTTGCTGCTTGACGTTGGCCTTGTTTGTTTCGTAAGTTTCGCGGTGTGCGGGTCGCTCGGGGATGTGGCCATCCTTCGATCCAAACTCGTTTACCACAGCGACATCTACCAGGCGAAAGTCTGAGCCATCGGTCTCCTGTGCTGATTCGCCCAAGATGCCGATAGCGACTTCTTTGCCTTGCAGGCTTTTGGCTCTGGCCTTGAATGCCTGCCAGCCGTGGTCTTTTATCGTGGCTGTCACGACATGCCTGAGTTATAAAGCCCGATTGCCACCTGATCACGCAGGCGGGCAAACTTCTTGCCGAACACTGTCAGGAACTCGCCATCGTTGGCACCGCCTGACGATGTTGATGTGGTCTGAGCGTATTTCACCCGCACATCCCCGTCCTGCTGTTCAAGCACTTGGCCAACCTGCCCACTTGAGCCAGCAGCAGAAACCGCAACCGCATTGATCACGTTTTCCGCTGCCAGCAGAGCAAGGGCTATTTCATAATTTGCGCCGAAAGCCTCACTTGAGACTTCCGACTTGGCATCGTTGATGGCATCCGTGCGCTGATTGTCTGTCAGGGCCGCAAGGGTGGCATTAACCCACCCTGCGCGGGTTCCTTGCAGATATTCCAGAGCGGTTGTCATCAGACGCCCTTCATGTAGGTTGCGCCGTAGGTCTTGCGCATTTGGATGCCAGCGGTCAGACCGTAGGTGTTGACCTTGACAGCCTGGAAACCGCCAGAGGTTTCGTAGGGGCGAATGATTTCGCGACGGTTGGCGCGGAATTTGAAATGGGTAGGCCGGTCATCGTAGGCAATCACGGCGTTGGTGGTTGCGCCACCGTCCCATGTTTCCTGAGTCGGGCCGGTGAAACTGATCAGATCGAGATAGCTATCAGGGATAAACTCAATCTGAGGATAGGTTTCAGCCAGATAGGGACGCATACGGAGCAGGCGACCGTCTTCCGTCACGATGTCCTTGCGACCCAGTTCTTTATGAGAGGCAAAGCCCATCAGCACCTTTTTCACAGAGGCAGCGCCCTTGCTGTTGTAGGTCACGTCTTCGATCAGGGTCTCGATGTCGCGCAGGATTTCCAACCCGGTCTTGAGCGCCCAGGTATTGCCAGCCTGGCCAGTTCCCAGCGTTGATTTATAGATGCTGGTACCTGCTGCCAGTTCGGTCGCGCCGCCGCCGTTCAGGTAGTCAAAGAAGCCCTTGATCAGCAGGCCATCAGGGTTCAATGCCCCTTTATGCCAGGCTTCTTCGAGCTTGATATCAATATGCTCGGCGCAGTCCTGCATCCCCTGCATGTCCAGGCTCAAGCCGAAGCGTTGAGCGGTGGCCTGCTCGAAAAAGCCTACAGTGTAGGCGATACCGATGGGGATAACCGGGCTGATGTAGGGCTTCATGCCGTTGTCAGCGGTCGGAAAGTTGGTGGCTGTGCGACTCAGGAACTCAGCCTGTCCACCCAGTTTTAGACGCTGCTTGTAGGCAACGTAGTCAAAGCCGGATGCGATGGGCTCAACGGTGCCGAGGCGCGGGAAAAGGACGTTCTCATAGTCCTCTTCAGCGAATTGGGCTTCCATCTGCGTCAATTCATGCAGCATGTACTTGGTGTGACTGTCGGTGATGACTTCCAAAACCTGCTGCGGAATATACCAGGAGGCGGGATTTTTGCGCCCTTGGGCGTCTTCGATATAGACTTTAGACACTTTTCTACTCCTATGCTTTCAGGATGCTGACAGGAGCAAGGCTGCTGTCTTTGACTTGGGAAAATTCCATGTTGGTTGCCAGCAACACGGGAGCCGCGCTGCTGTCGGTGTTGTGGCGAGCAGAGCCGCGCACGTTCAGCACCGATCCGGTGTCGGTGTAGTCTTCGAGCAGGATGTAAGGGGCAGCGCCAGGGACGGGCGTGCCAGCAACAGGCATGGCCGGATCGCCTTCTTTGACGACGGACATCATCTTTCGGTTGGCTTTGTGGACCGGCTCGGTGTAGGTGAAATCAAAGACGATGACATCATTGGGGTCGTATTCAGCGACACCTAAGATCACGCTGTCAGTGGTGCCTTTAACACTGCTGATAGTTGCCGTGCCCGCGCCACCGTTGACGATAGCGAAAGCGGTGCGAACAACCAGGCGTTTATCGGCTGCGGAAACGATGGTCATAATCCGGTTTGAGCCGCTCAGCGTCAGAGTGACATTGCTGACAGCCTCAAAACTGGTTTTGATGGCGGTGACACTTGCAACATGGCTTGTTGCGTAGGTCTTGTTGATCGTGACCGTGCTGGTGGTGCCATCGGGGGAAACCACGTCAACCACAGCAGTCACAACGTCACCGGAAACCATGTCAGCAGACAGGGTAACAACCAGGCTGTTCATGTTCGGCAGACGGGCACAGTTTTCCTGCCCTGTCACCTGAGAGCGAACAACAGCGAGACCATGCCCGATGTCTTCCAGAGGCATAAAAGAAGCGACCCTTTCGCGGTCGCTGTAGCATTTGCCCTTGATATACTTGCCGGGGCGACGGCTCACGCTAGTTTGCATGGGTTTTACCCTTTCTGAGATCTTCCATTTTTTTCTGAGCTTTTTCTTTGGCAGGGCCGAAAGCGTCTTTCACAACGAATTCAGAACCCTGGGCGGTGCGGGTGTTGCCGCTTGCGGAGTGGGCAGAATCGAGGATGCCGGCAGACACAGAAGCGCCTTTGGCTTTCTTGATTTGGCCGTAAATGCCAGCAATATACGTGTCATAACGGTCGCCGAATGAGGCTTTGGCGTCGGCCAGTTCGGTCTCGGTGTGACCATCAGCCAGCAGTACAGCCTCGCGAATTTCGCGCTCGGTCTTGGTGGCGAGTTCCATCACATCCACGCCGTCAAGCAGTTGAACGGCTTCAGCAGCCACAGCCACGCGGGCAGCAACAGCTTTATTCAGGCCATCGGAGTCAAGGATCTGGCCTTTGGCGTCGGTCAACTGCTTTGTGACCTGGGCCAGTTGTCCGGCTTGGTCTGCAATGTCGGTGGCCATTTTGGAATGCTCAAGCAAATGATTTTCCAAATGGCGGGCATCCGTGGCGTCTGCCACTTCGATTTCAGCCCCGTTGGGCAGTTTGATTTTCACGGGTATAGCCTCCTGAGAATTTGAATTGATTTGGCCATCCATCAGGAGTAGCCATGTTGGGTCGGAATCCGTGATAACGTCGGTGTAGGGATATCGCGCGATGTCATCCAGCAGCAAGGCCAGATGGTTGTAAGCGATATCGGTGATTGTGATCTGATATTTTTGGTCGCGAAACACGCCGTCACCCTTAACTGGTTTGGCTCTCGCGCCAATGCTGAAATGCACGCGCTGACCGGCATTGACCATGCTTTGCACTTGTGCGGCGATCTTGGCGTCTGTAATGGTGAAGTTGACGGCGAGTTTGTCACCGATGCGGGTAACCTGCTCACCTGTAAAGCCGATGCTGACTTGCTTGGCTGTACGTCCATCGACATTCTGAGGGGGATGGCCAAGGGTGACGGGAATGCCCTTCAGGCTGGCCATTGAGGCATCAGAGAAGACCTCTGACTCTGGCCGGTAAATGTGTGCGCCGTGGGTGCTGGTATAGTCCAGAACAATCGGGCCACCTGTGACGATAGCCTTGCCCCTGAAATAGCCTTCCTCTGTCAATGAGCCGTCGCGGATTTCAAGCCACGCCGATGTATTGAGCATTTTTGTACCTTTGCTGAACGGGGAAACCGTAAATTTCGTCTGGGATATTCGGGCGAGCGTTGCAGCGGCAATTGATGGGCTGGCCAGGGTGGCCATCAGGGGGCGGGGAATCCCACTGAAAGAGCTTACCTTCGCGGGCCAAATGGGTCGCCCGCTCTCTGCTGTCCAGCACACCAGACCAGAAATAGCTGTCTATTCCTGCGTCCCGTTGCCGGTGCTCTGCCAATGCCCCGAGGTGCTTGCTGACCTGATCGCGGGCAATCGTCTGCGCTCGGGCTTTGGTGCCGCCCAATACCGCATGAACTTGCTTGGCGATCTCTTTGGTGCGAATGCCGGAGCGGATGCCATCTCTGATAATTCGCTCAATATCGTTTGCGGCCTGATCGCCGATGTTTTTAATCAGCCGGACGTTTTCGGCCATCCGACCGGATAGCGCATCCTCTCGCCATGGCTCGGTGGCCACACTTGCGATTACACCATCAGGAGAGCCTGTCAGACGCGCCGCAATGCCAAACCACCAGTCATGATGCTTGGCATCCAGTCGCCTGAATAACTGCCGCATAGGGGCTGTCAAGGCTTGCGCTTTAGCATCCCAAGTGAGGCGGATCGAATTAAACAGGCTGTCAACCCACCCGTCTCGAAAGGTGGTGAGCGAATCGGTGATCATAGGCTCGATCTCAGCAGACCAAGCCTTTAAGGCATTCAGGAGATAAGAGGTATAATCCTTCTCTTCAGATGTCGGCAGGCGTGGGGTTAGGATCATTGGTCATCCCCTGCATCTGCTGATTCTGTTGAGGCGTTTGAATGGGTTCAGGCATCATCGGAGGTTGTGACAGGTCAAGGCTGGCATAGCTTTCACGCTTAACCAGGATTGCCCGCATCTCTTCTGTGCCGATGGCCTGGGCGTCCAAATAGATCTTGTCAGCCTGAGCCTCTTTGAGTTGGATCTCTGCTTCTTCCAGTTCGCTATGCTGCCGGATGGGCTCAAAGCAGAACTTGAGGTCTGCGATATCGAAGCCCAAGACAGGCCATAGATAGCGAAAGAAGCGCATGATCGCCGGTCGCAGGTATTTCTTCTGCTGACGGGCAATAAACTTCTCCCATTGCTGTTCTTCTCCGCTGGTAGCGCCCGATCCACCTAAACCCGCCTGTTGCAATTTGCCAAACAGGATTGAGTAAGGAAAACCAGCCTTTGCAGCCAAGAACTTCTCAGCGTTCAGGAATAGAGTGTCCACGCCCGAAAGGGGTGGGCCAAGCCTTTGATAGTCTTCGGTGGCGTCGATGGCGTTGGTGCGGTATGCGCCACGGGTGGCAGCGAAGTCAGCGAGACGAGCCCTGATCTGCTTGCGGCCTTCATCCGTCGTCATGCGCTTGTTGAGTTGTTCCATTTTCACGGTTGGCTCTTCAAAGGCAAGGGCGACGTTGGGCGTGACGTGGTTGACAGTCAGCCAAGCGAGCCAGGCTTCCCAAATGCGTTGCGCTTCAGGGAATCCTTTGCCGCCGTTCTCCCACCGCTTGCGCCTGCTCGGGGCGAATCCGGGGAAGATCAGAAGGCGTGATTCATGGATGCGATCCGGGCTGTCAGGGTTGCTGATCAGCCAGTGAGTAGGATCGGTGTGCTCGGTATAGTTGGCAGCGTCTGCGGTGATGCAGTTGCCATCAAAGACAACGAGGCGGGAAATATTCTTCAGTTCGTTGGAGCCTGGCAACAGGGGCAAGGCGGGGTCAAGGGCTTGGGTGTCAATCCAGATGGCAGCAAAGCCTGTGCGCCGCATGGCCGTGTAGGCTTCTTCAACAGACTCCCAAAAGCAGAGATCGTCAAGCCTACCTTCAATTAAATGCTCTTGGTCTTCATCTAGTTTTTCAAACTCAATCCCGTTGGCAAGGGCATCTTCAGCAGGGCGGCAAACAAATGTCTCCATCACGCCATCCCAGCCGATTGCGTCCTCAATCTCTTGGATTGTCAGAGGCAAATGGCCGCAGTAGCCGATGTCCTTTGCCCGGTCGCCATTGCCACCTAAGCCGGATGCGAGTTCAAAAAGCCCGTCTTGTATCTTGCTTAACAAAGCCTTCCCGCCATCAATGATCGGACGGGGGGCGGGCTGCAATGGCTGCGGCTTTTGCTTGCGCTGAAATGGCCAGGGCATCAGTAGAGACCCATTCCAGGCAGGCCATAGCCAGCATAGGCGTTATAACTGTTTCTGCGGGTGTGTAGGCCATATCTAACCATGTCGAGCGCGTGATCCTCTTTTTTGATGGGCTTATCTTCGCCCCTTGCCTGTGCCTTAGGGCACCATGCGTATGTGCCAACCTCTGCAAAGAAACGCTTTGCGCGGGTGCAGATCACCATCTCACCCCGATACATCTTTCCGGCGACTGTCTTGATGCCGGGCTCTACTTCGTTGTCTGCGTCTCTGACTGAGATGCCCAAAGCCCGCCAGGCTCGGTGCCCTTCGTCGTCGGTTTCGTAGTCTTCAAGGTCCGCTTTGAAGGAAGCGGCTGACGGGTCAATGATTAACTCTGAAATGGGCAGGTTGTAATGCTTGCTGTATTCGCCTAAGAATTCGCTGATGTCTGCCAGATATTGCCCGTTGGTCTTCTGACCTTTGGTAGCGCTGTCGTGGTCGTATTCGTCAATCAGCCAACTTTTGCCCCTGGCCTCACCCCAAAGCCCAAGGTTAAAAGGGTTGGTGGTGCCATAATCGACGCTTGCCCACAGCTCATCAAACTCAGTGGGCAGGTCTTGGGGCTTGCAACTGTTGCGGTCTTCGTTGTAGACAGAGGCATATATCATGCCTTCAGCCATCACCCACAACCCAAGTATCATGCGCTGATACCACAGGCTTCCGGGGCCGAACTCGCGCTTTAGGCTCTCTTTGTATTCGTTGCCCAGTGACAAGTTTGAATCAAAGTTGAAGGCAAAGGCCCGAACGTCACCCGCATCCAACAGATCGCGGTTGTTGATAATCTTTTTCCAGAGCCAATGGTGAGGCCCTGCGGGGTTGGTATCGCCAAAGAACTTGCTGCCCTCTATTGAGAGGCGGGCAAGCAATTGCCGGTGAAAATCCTCATGCCCGTAAATACCCTCTGTTGAGTAGGCCAGGCCAAAGGTGGAGCCTGATATGTTTTCATGACTGTCAGCGTCGCCATAGCCGAAGCTATAGAAGTCCCGGCTTATCTCCACCCCATCCTCACGGCGAAAGGTAAAGCGCCCGGTGCCGTCTGATTTGTTATAACTGTAACAGTCCTTGCCAATCCACTGAAACAGGTCTTTCAAAAACACCCGGTAGATAGTGGATTTCGACATCCCGCAAAAGGCGACATCTGAATCCTCATTGCCAAAAGGCTCGCTGGCCAGGGCTTCAGCAAACCGGATATTGATAACAAAGTTTTTACCCGATCTCACCGGGCCGTGAGCCCAGTTCTGCCTCGCTGTCGATTCCTTCAGAAACCGCCACTGTTCCCGGCTCAGGGGGCTGAGTGTCTTGGGTATCATATGCCTGCCTTGCTTGCTCCATCAGGCCATGTAATTGCACCCACAGAGAGGCGCTGCTGTTCGCTTGCGTCGGCTTGTTGTCTGCGATATATCCGCGATCTTTACCAAGGGTCCGAAGCAGGAACTCGATTGATTTAAAGTGTGGTGGGAGCGTATAAACATCCGGGCCGTCAGGCGTCATCTTCTGAACCTGAACACCCTCGATCAGTTCATCAAGCTTTGACTCTGCTCTATCCAACCTGCGCTGATTGCCCTCAATGCGGGCCTCCGCCAGTTCGGGATATTCAGCCACCCATTTAAAAACGGTGTTGCGAACGACATTTAACTCTGCTGCTGCTGCTGTCAGGTTGCCATTGCAGGCTATTAAAACCCGCTTTATTTCTGGAACACCCGGAAACTTATAGGTGTGCCCATCGCGCTCAGTTCGCGCATTTTCAGCCGAAAAAAAAGCCTTGTCTTGAGGGGGTTTCTGGCCTTGCCCGAAACGGCTTGGCCGCTTGGGCTTTTTGGCCATACTTACCTATCAAATGAAAAAATCCCGCCTGAAGGGTGGCGGGTGGTGTTAGCGAGGAAAACGAAACTAGAGATATTTTCCCAGCCGTTTGATCAGCAGCCGAACGGTGGCTTCAATCACTTTGGGCGTCACCTCTGGCAAGGCGTCATACTGGCTCAGCGCCGGGCTCTCGTCACCCAACCCAACCCAGCAAAGCATAACGTGCTGGTGCCACCATTCGTATGTGACGCCACTGATAACCGTTGGTTGAGCATCGAGCGATACCACAACCTCTTTAAGATCAGGCCAACTGAGTTTATAACGCAGGCTTGGCGGCTTCTCCGGGTCGCAGTCCATCAGGTTCAGGATGTCCGTGACATCCAAAGCCTGCAACTCATCCCAAGAACAGCGATAGTACAGGCTGACGAGTGTTTTGATCTCTGAGGGGATAATAAACACTTGGATCTCGGGCCGAAGCAGTTTAGCTCTGGCCTCAGTGGCGCGGGCCTGGGCCAGGCGCTCAAGCAGTCCAATGCGTATCGGCTCTGCGGCCTCGGCTATCCAGCGGTTTACCTGCCGGGGTTTGTACTCCAAAAAAGCAGCGAGCCGGACGATATTGCCGCCAAAGCGGTCAAACAGGTCCGGCAATTCCGTCAGAGACGGTCTGTGTTGTTTCAAGGGGCGATCCTTCAGACAATGCGTCACATTAACCTCACTATAATATAAAAACTCTTGACAACTAGGCCTTTACTTTTATTCCTGTAATGTTTTCATTGCATGGTTAACAGTGGCAGAGTGTTCAGCCAAGATCACCCGCAACCGATCCACCAAATGATCAGGTATGTTGGACTCGCCCCGCTCAAACCTGCCGAGGTGCTGCGGGTCATATCCCAATTTCGCACCAAACTGCTCACGGTTGCAGCCGCAGATCATGCGCAGGTTTCGCAGACGTTCGCCGGTCAGCTTGGTCATTCAGACACCTCATAAAACACGATCACCACAATTTCACCGGCATCATAATGAGTCTGCACGCCATTGATCCTGTGATCATTCGCAAACGCAGCAAAATCACGTTCAACTTGATCGGCGTGTTTTCCCCTGATAATCTTGATGCGTGCAGGGTCGTGCGAATAGTTTTCTGTGTTATATATGGGCATCAAAACCCGCCTTTCGCCTTCTCAAGTTCTTCCTTCGCCTCAAGCACAAGGGCGAGCCAGGTATTCTCGCCGCTCAAAATGGCCAGGGCGTTGTCTATCCTGAGCTTCAGCCGGTCGATCTCGTCGGCCTGCTGCTCGATAAACTGCCGCATCTGAGCCAGGTTCTGAAATGAGCGGCTTTGTATCAGTTGGTGTGAGTCTTCAAGGGTGGGGGTGGGGTATTGGGGAGTGGGCTCAGGCATAAAAACCCCAATCCGTTTCGATGTCAGCAACGTCGCTCAAATATTTTGCGCCGATAAAATGGTCTCTGAAAAGGGCTGCTGCAAGTTCAAAATCATGGGGATCATCATTGAATGAAGTGCTTTGGATATCGCCAAATATAATAGATCCGCGTCGACCTTGGATGTCTTCAAAAAATATCGTTATGCCGGGATTTGCCAACATAAATTTTTCGCCTTCAACATCAGACAAAACAAGGGTTGTTGTTAAAAATTCCTTTTTCTTTGGACCCCAATGATCGATCTTGATCAATACAGGATTTTTCTCTTTGACCTTTTCAATAATCTGCTTCAGACTCACTCGTTCCACCTCTTGACCTTCAGTAATCGCTAATTACTGGCAATGAAAAAATAGCTCAAACCAAGCAATAGCGTTGTCAGTGATAAATACACTTATCTATTTTGGCCAAACAGCAAAAAACCGCCCGTGACAGGCGGCATTGAGTAGCTGAATTTAACCTAAGTTTAAACAGCGAGGGACATTCTGCTGATCGGGTCCTTGACCAACCCGCAGCACGATCCATCAGCACACTGAACCCCGTAGCTATACAGCAACTCCAGAACCTGTTGACGATAGCGCATGGGCAAATACTTGGGCCGACTGATATGCTGTGACCTCGCCGGGGTGAGCGGGATCTTATCTCTCAGCAGCAGAGCCCCGATAATGGCAAACGAAGTCACAGGATCAAACGGGGTGACACAAGCCCCTGAGCAAGCCCGCGTCACTGTCTCACGGCTGCAAGCCCCGTTAAATAGATCGACGGCGATAGCCTCTTGCGTCAGTCGGTGGCACTTACCAAAGAGCGGGGGCGGGTTGTTAAACATTTCAACCAGGTCAACGACAAACTGTTTTGATAACCCAACCTCGCCCAAATAGACACCCTGGAAAACGCAGGCGGGCAACATGCCGCGCTCAAATATAATGCTGCTCATCCCGCAGACCTCCCGAACTTTGAGCTAACGACAACCCCAAGCCGAAACATGGCCTGTCTCACAGTGTCGGTGGTGAGGTAAACATTTTCACGGATGCCGATCAAATCCGTGATCTGTTGCAGCGTTTTGCCACTTTGCCGACTCTCAATGTAAAACGCGGTATATTGCCGCCAATCAATTTTGACTGTGCGCCCGTTCCGGCTGTCAGCCTCTTTCAACTCCTGCCGAAAGGCTTTTTTCCGCTCGCGGGCAACCCGCTTTGATTCCGCATCTGTCTCTGCCCGTTTCATGGCCGCAATGGCCATCACCTCACCAAATGTCACCGGCTCTTGATAGGTCATCCTACCCGCCTCTCTTCCTGCACAGTGACAATGCCAAATCGGGTCATAGCACAGCGCAGGGCATCGGCAGTCAGGTGAATCCCTTCGATGGCGATAATTTTGTCAACGATCCACTGGTTTGATCGGCCTTCCTGCCGGTGTTGAGCGTACATGGCCTTGTACTTCTCCCAATCAATCTTGGGCTTTGTGCCGCCTGTGTAACGCTTGACGCTTCCCTCCACGCCTAGCTTTCTCATCACCTTGCCGATCTCTTGGTTGCAGACATCCCAGCCGGTTTCTGTCGACACCCACGCCGCGATTCCGTGGTTGTCCATGCCCGAATCACGGAGCCTGGCAATTTCAGGCCGCAATGCTTCCCAATCAATTGCCCGCACGATGCGTCTGCCCCTGCCGTCAATCCGGTCAACCATCTCCAACAACTCTGCCCGCTTGGCCCGCTCAAAGGCTGCTGTGGCCTCTGCCTGCGCCTG